TCGATCGACACGGCGTGGGAGGCGGTCAAGGCCGGCCTCGTGCGCGGCGTCTCGATCGGCTTCCGCATCCTCGAATACAGCATCATGGAAGGCGGCGGCTGGCGCATCACCGATTGGGAATGGCTCGAGCTCAGCGTCGTGACCATCCCGGCCAACGCCGACGCCACCATCCAGACCGTCAAGCACTACGACTCGCAGCATCGGGCCGCGCCCGGCCGGTCTGCGCTTCCCGGCGTCTCGGGAAAAGACCCCCCCAAGACGAAAGGAAAGCAAACCATGAAGACGCTGGAACAGCGCCTCGCCGACGCCAAGGCGAAGCGCGACGAGATCGCCGGCAAGATCACGGCGATCAGCAAGACCATCGACGACGAGGGCCGCGAGGCCAACGACGACGAGTCGCTCGAGCTCAAGGATCTGGGCGACGATCTCGACGAGGTCGACGGTCATCTGCGCCTCCTGACGGTGCGGCACAGCGCCCAGCTCGGCGCCCGCGCGGTCGAGAACATCACGACCCGCGCCGCCGGCTCGCGCGCCCGCGAGACCGTGCCGGCCCAGGTCAAGCCGCCGGTCGAGAAGGGCATCCGCTTCGCCCGCTACGCCCGCTGCCTCGGCCTCGCGCACAAGATGCGGCGCGACGTCCTGTCGCTCGCCGACGACCTCTACGGCCAGCGCGATCCCGAGCTGGTCGCCATGATGAAGGCGGTCGGCGCGGCCACGCCGGCGGTGAGCAGCGCCAACGCGGCGGCGTTGATCGGCAACGAGGCCGGCTTCGCCGACTTCGCCGAGTACCTGCGGCCGATGACCATCGTCGGCCGCTTCGGCGCTAACGGCATCCCGGCCCTGCGCGGCATTCCGTTCCGCGTGCCGCTCATCAACCAGACCGGCAAGGCCTCGGCCTACTGGGTCGGTGAGGGCAAGGGCAAGCCGCTCGGCAAGCAGACCTTCGCCCGCGACGAGCTCGCGCCGCTCAAGATCGCGGTCATCACCGCGGCGACCATGGAGGTGCTGCGCGACAGCTCGCCCTCGGCCGAGCGGCTCATCCGCGACGACCTCGCGGCCGCGATCGTCGAGACGATGGACCTGTCGTTCATCGATCCGACCAACAGCGGCACCTCGAACGTCGAGCCGGCCTCGATCACGGACGACATCGCGGCCATGACCGTGGCCTCGGGCGGCCCGACCGCCGCCAACATCCGCGAGGACGTCCGCGCGGCGGTGTCGAAGTTCATCGCCGCCAACAACCCGCTGACCACCGGCGTCTGGGTCATGTCGTCGCAGACGGCGCTGGCCCTGCAGCTGATGGTCAACGATCTCGGCAACCGGGAATTCCCCGGCATCACGATGAACGGCGGCACCTTCGAGGGACTGCCGGTCATCACGTCGGAGCACGTCAGCGGCTATGTCGTGCTGGTCAATGCCGGCGACGTCTATCTGGGCGACGAAGGCGGCATCGCGATCGACATGTCGACCGAGGCGTCGCTCCAGATGGTTGCGGGCGACGACGAGGGCAGCACGCTCGACTCGGCGGCCGCGCCTCCGGTCGCTACCGCCCTGGTCTCGATGTTCCAGACCAACAGCGTGGCGTTCCGCGCCGAGCGGACGATCAACTGGCTGCGCCGCCGCGCGACCGCGGTCGCGCTGATCACCAGCGTCACCTGGGGCGTGAGCCTCGACTCGCCGTCGGCCTAGCGCCGGCGAGACGCAACCGGGCTCCCGGATTCGGTGCGGCAATCGCCGCGCCGGGCCGGGAGCCCGCTCTTTTCCACAGACAGAGGCACGCCATGATGCAGGTCCGCATGATCGTCACCAAGAAGGGGGCGGCCCGGCTCAAGAAGCCCGCCGGCTCCGAGATCCTGATGCCGGGCACCAAGGCGCACGCCTACCGCATCCTGAAGCTCGTCGAGCCCGCGCCGCCGGGCACCGTGGCGTCCGAAGCAGCCCCGACCTATTCCCGCCGCGACATGCGCGCGGCCGCCGCGCCGGATGGCGCGGCCGCCGCGCCGGATGGCGCGGTTTCCTTGCGTGACGCACAAGTAGGCGCGTCGGATGCCGCCCCGGAGCCCGCGCCGGCGCCGCCCTCACCCACCACGCCGCCCGACCTGGTCGCCGCGCGCGCCGAATACGAGACCGTCGTCTGCCGCCGTCCCTGGCACGGATGGGACGTCGATACCCTGCGCGCCAAGACCGCCGCCGCACGCGCCGCACCGCCGCTTACCGATCTCGTCTGATGCGCACGCCATCGTCCCTGGTCGCGCTGATCCTGGTCCTGGCGCTCGGCCTCGCCGGCGTCGGGCTGGTCGTGGCCGCCGTCTATCTGCTCGCCGGCCCGGCCTGGGCGGCCTTCGCCCTCGGTATGTTCCTACTCGGCTTCGCGTTCCGGCTCGTGAAGGTGCTCTGACATGGCCAACGCCCTGGTCACCGTGCTGCACCGCGCGCTCGCCCCCACCTCGACGAAGGCGGCGCTGACCACGGTCGACCAGAACCGCGGCTGGTGGCCGGTCATCAGGGAATCCTATCAGAGCGCGTGGCAGACCAACGTCGAGGTCAAGTTTGACGCCGTGGTGGCGCACCACGCAGTATTCGCATGCCAGACGCTCATTGCATCCGACTTCTCGAAGCTGCGCGTCAAGCTCGTGCAGGAAGACACCGATTGGGTGTGGATCGAAGTCAGAAATCCAGCGTATTCCCCGGTCCTGCGCAAGCCGAACCCGTTCCAGACGCGCATCCAATTCTGGGAATGTTACGTCCTCTCCAAACTGCAGCACGGCAACGTCTATGTGCTTAAGCGCCGCGACAACCGCGGCGTGGTGATCGCGCTCTATGTGCTAGACCCGGCCCGCGTCCTGCCGCTCATCTCCGACGACGGGCAGGTCTTCTACCGCCTGCGCAAGGACAATACCGCCGGGATCGAGGACAGCGACGTCGTCGTGCCGGCCGAGGAGATCATCCACGACCGGTTCAACTGCCTGTTCCATCCGCTGGTCGGCATCTCGCCGATCTTCGCCAACGGCCTGACCGCGACGCAGGGCCTGGCGATCCAGAAGAACGCCACCAAGTTCTTCGAGAACGGCGCGCGGCCGGGCGGCATCCTGACCGCGCCCGCGGCGATCAGCGACGAGACGGCGCTGCGCCTCAAAACGTACTGGGACGAGAACTTCGGCGGCGACAAGTCCGGCAAGGTCGCGGTGCTGGGCGACGGCCTGAAGTACGAGCGCATGGCGCTGACCTCGGTCGAGGCGCAGATGATCGAGCAGCTCAAATGGAGCGCCGAGGTCATCTGCTCGACCTATCACGTCCCGCCCTACAAGATCGGCATCGGCCCGATGCCGAACAACAACAACGTCCAGGCGCTCAACGTCGAATATTACAGCCAGTGCCTTCAGTCGCTGTTAGAGGCGGCCGAGCTGTGCCTGGACGAGGGCCTCGGGTTGGCCCAGGGGATGGGCACGGAATTTGACGTCGATGGCCTGCTGCGCATGGACACCGTGACGCAGATGGACGTGCTCGAGAAGGGCAAGAGCGTCCTGACCCTCAATGAGCGCCGCCGCAAGATCGACGCGCCGCGTCTCGTCTATGGTAACACGGTCTATATGCAGCAGCAGGATCACAGCGGAGAAGCGATCCATGCCCGTGACGCGGCGCTGATCAACGATGCGATCGCCGAGCCTGCTGGATCGCCGACCGACATTCAAGCCGAGGTGTTCAACGGCGCGCAGGTCCAGTCGCTGCAGGGACTGCTGATGGCGGTCGCGGAGGGTGCGCTGCCGGCCGCGACCGCCGCCGCCGCGATCGCGGCGGCCTTCCCGCTGGTGACCGCGGAAGAGATCGAGGCGATGATAGCTCCACTCCGCGACGCCGCGCCGCCGGCTGAGCCTGCCGACGAGGACGAGATCGCGGAGCGCGTCGCCACGATCCTCGATAAGCGCGCGCCGGACGAGACGGACGATATCGAGGCAGCGATCGACGCCCAATGGGAGATCGCCGATGCCGCTTAACGTCGATCGCCTCGCCCGGTCCCTGGTCGGTGGCGCCAAGCGCTATATTGACAAGCGGTTGCAGGATGCCGCCGACACGCTGCGGACGCTCACCGCCCGCATGGACACTGTCGAGTCGGCACTCGCGACGAAAGCTCAGGTCGGTGATCTCGCCCCGGAAATTTTCCGCGTTGTCGAAGAGAAAATCGCCGCGCTGCCCGCGCCCGAGCCGGGCCGGAGCATCACGGTCGACGACGTCGCGCCGCTGATCGCGGAGGCGGTCGCCGAGGCGGTGGCCGCGCTGCCCGCGCCCGAGCCCGGCAAGAGCATCACGGTCGACGACGTCGCGCCGCTGATCGCGGAGGCGGTCGGCAAGGCGGTGGCCGCGCTGCCCGCGCCCGCGCCCGGCAAGAGCATCACGGTCGACGACGTCGCGCCGCTGATCGCGGAGGCGGTCGGCAAGGCGGTGGCCGCGCTGCCCACACCCGCGCCGGGCAAGAGTGTCACGGTCGACGACGTCGCGCCGCTGATCCAGGCCGCCGTTGCCGAGGCGGTCGCCGCGCTGCCCGCACCCGCGCCGGGCAAGAGCATCACGGTCGACGACGTCGCGCCGCTGATCGCGGAGGCGGTCGGCAAGGCGGTGGCCGCGCTGCCCGCACCCGCGCCGGGCAAGAGTGTCACGGTCGACGACGTCGCGCCGCTGATCGCGGAGGCGGTCGGCAAGGCGGTGGCCGCGCTGCCCGCGCCCGAGCCCGGCAAGAGCGTCACGATCGACGACGTCGCGCCGCTGATCGCGGAGGCGGTCGGCAAGGCGGTGGCCGCGCTGCCCGCGCCCGCGCCCGGCAAGAGCATCACGGTCGACGACGTCGCGCCGCTGATCGCGGAGGCGGTCGGCAAGGCGGTGGCCGCGCTGCCCACACCCGCGCCGGGCAAGAGTGTCACGGTCGACGACGTCGCGCCGCTGATCCAGGCCGCCGTTGCCGAGGCGGTCGCCGCGCTGCCCGCACCCGCGCCGGGCAAGAGCATCACGGTCGACGACGTCGCGCCGCTGATCGCGGAGGCGGTCGGCAAGGCGGTGGCCGCGCTGCCCGCACCCGCGCCGGGCAAGAGTGTCACGGTCGACGACGTCGCGCCGCTGATCGCGGAGGCGGTCGGCAAGGCGGTGGCCGCGCTGCCCACACCCGAGCCCGGCAAGAGTGTCACGGTCGACGACGTCGCGCCGCTGATCGCGGAGGCGGTCGGCAAGGCGGTGGCCGCGCTGCCCGCGCCCGAGCCGGGCCGGAGCGTCACGGTCGACGACGTCGCGCCGCTGATCGAGCGCGCGGTGTCCGAGGCGGTCGCCGCGCTGCCCGCGCCCGAGCCGGGCCGGAGCGTCACGGTCGACGACGTCGCGCCGCTGATCGAGCGCGCGGTGTCCGAGGCGGTCGCCGCGCTGCCCGCGCCCGAGCCCGGCAAGAGCGTCACGGTCGACGACGTCGCGCCGCTGATCCAGGCCGCCGTCACCGAGGCGGTGGCCGCGCTGCCCGCGCCCGAGCCGGGCAAGAGCGTCACCGCCGGCGACGTCGCGCCGCTGATCCAGGCCGCCGTCACCGAGGCGATCGCCGCGCTGCCCGCGCCCGAGCCGGGCCGGGATGCCGACCCGTCGGAGGTGGCGGCGTTGCTGGTCCCGAAATTCGCGCCGGAGATCGAGCGCGCCCTCGCCCAGATGCCGCGCCTTACCGGCGCGGTCGTCGACCAGCGCGGGCACCTGATCGCGACCTATTCGGACGGCCGGAAAGACGATCTCGGCTTGGTCGAGGGTGCACCCGGCGCCGGCTTCGAGTCGATCGAGCCGTTCGACGAGGACACGGAATACGGCGTGCGCTTCGGCCGCGGCGAGCACGTCAAGGAGTTGCGCTGGGCCAAGCCGACCCTGGCCGACGCCTATGCCGGCGTCTGGAAGCCCGGCCACTACCGCCGCGGCAAGTGCGTCACTTTCGGCGGTTCGGTCTGGATCGCCAAGGAATCGACCGACGAGAGGCCGGGCACCGGCGCCGAGTGGCAACTCGCCGTCAAGAAGGGGCGCGACGGCAAGGGCAAGGGCTGATGGCGACGCTCATCTCGACCGCCGAGGCGGTCGCGCATCTGCGCATCGACCTCGACGAGGACGACAGCCCGGCCAATCCCTACGCCGCCGACCTGGCGATGAAGATGGACCAGGCCGAGTCGATCATCCTCGACTATCTGAAGGTGACCGGCGACTCGCCGGCCTACAACCCGACGGGCGACGATCTCCACTGCGTCAAGTCCGCCATCCTGATCGTGCTGTGGAACCTGTTCGAGGATCGCGGCGGCACGGGCAAGGGCGATTACCTCGCCGAGAACGGTCCGGTCGCGCGCCTGCTGCGCCGCCTGCGCGACCCGGCGCTGGCGTAAGACAGGAGGATAGCGATGTTCCGCATGACCGCCGACGGCAAGCTATACGTTCTCGAGCCGTGGCCGCAGGAGATGCCGGTGATTGCGTGGGCCGGTTTTTCCGGCTGGTGCCACATCAAGGGTTCGGAGTTTTCAATGCGCGCCGAGAACGGCGCGGCCCAATACGTGAAGGTCGACGAGGACGCGAACGGCATCTGGCGCTGCCGGCTCGTGCATTCGACCTTCACCCCACCGCCGGCGGCGTGACGCCATGTTCCACTTTTTCCGCCGCCGTCGGGCCGCGGCCGCCGAGGTCGGCACCGACACCGGCACAATCCGCATCGCGGATATGCGGCGCGTCGACGTGCGGCCCGGCGACCGCTTCGTGCTGACCATGGCCAGCCACATCTCGCAAGAACACTACGCCGCGATGCAGGCGACATGGGCGCGGTTCATGCCCGGCTCGTCGCTGCTGATTCTGGAGCCCGGCGCCCGGCTCGGCGTGATCCGCGGTCATGTGCCGGCGGGCGATGATCCACGGGCCATGCCGAGGGTTATGACCGGCGCACCCGCAGCGCTCGCCGCGCTTGACGCCGAGACCGAGGCGGCGCTGGCCGCCGAGACGCGCACCGCGCCGCTGGACGAGTGATGGATCCGGACCGCCGCGACCGGCGCATCGCCCTCCTCGAGCGGCAGACGATCACCGACGATTGGGGCCAGCCGCTCGAGACCTATGTCGAGATCGCGCGGCCCTGGGCCAATGTCGCCGATCTGCGCGGCGGCGAACACGTCGCGGCGGCGCAGGTGACCAGCCAGATGGTGACGCGCTTCCGCATCCAGTACCGCCGCGGCATCACGCCGCTGCACCGCCTGCGCTACGACCCCGACAACCACGCCGACCCGTCGAACGGCCTCGACTACGACATCCTGCAGAATCCGATCGAGCTCGGCCGCCGCGACGGCCTCGAGCTGCTGGCCCGCGCGCGGACGGACTGATGGAAATCATGCTTTGGGGAATATTCGCGCTCGCGATCGTTGGGGTCACGCTTCCGGGCATCGCCGCGCTTGTCGAGTTGGCCACGCTGCCGCACCGTCCGCCCGCACCGCCGCCGAATCCTGACGGCCGCGTCAGGACCGATTGAACCGCAAGCATCGAGGAATACCCAGAGGGCAATCCGGTACGGCTCGCAAGGCCCCCGGCAGGATATGTCCAACGCCCGCGCCCGTTGATGGTTTGGAGCGATCGGTTAGGTCGCGTTTGGCCGTGTCTGATCAACACGTCCGAGGCCTATCTGCGCACCGGAGGGTGCGGAAACGCGGTGCCCAGCACGTTGCCCATTTCTCTTCCGGCGCATCGCCGGCACCGAGATCGCCGCGCGTTCCCTCGCGCGGCGATGGCCGGGCTCCCCGCCCGGCACGCACACCTCCCTGTCCTGCCCTCCGTCGCGCCTCGCGGCGCTATGGAGGGCTTTTTTCCAGGAGCGCGAAGATGGCCCTGCGGCCGATCACGATCCTGGTCGAGAACGGCGAGGTGACGATCGTGGACGGTGACAGCCGCACGCGCCTCGGCACCGTCCTGCCCGACGACGACGCGCTCATGACCGTCATCGCCCGCGCCTTCGACTGCGGCCGTCGGCACAAGGCCCGCGAGATCTGCGCGGCGCTCGGCGTGGCCGAATGATCGAGCGGGCCGTCCGCGCACACTTGATTGCGACGGCCGGCGTGCAGACGCTGGTCGCCGACCGCGTTTATTCGTTCCGTAAGCCGCAGGGCGCGGCGACGCCGTACATCGTCTTTCAGCGCATCAGCGGCGAGCGGCTGCACACGCTCGATGGTCCGACCGGCCGCGCCCATCCGCGTATCCAGATCGACGCCTACGCGACGACCTATCCGGCCGCCCGTGCCATCGCCGATGCCGTGCGCGCGGCGCTCGACGGCTTCAAGGGCGACGTCGCGGTCGACGCCGAGTCGCCGCCCACGAGCCTGAAGATCGTCTACGCCGCGCTCCAGGACGACCGGGACTTCGTCGAGGACGACATCGACCCCGTGCTCTACCGCGTCTCGTCCGACTACTTCGTCACCTATCAGGAAAATTGAAAGGACAGGCCATGGACCCGTTGACCACCCAGGGCGTCGAGCTCGCGATCCAGGACAGCGACTCGCCGTCGGCGTTCCTGCCGATCGGCAAGGCCGAGAACGCGACGTTCTTCGACGGCACCGGCAAGGAG